TACTTGACGAATTAAACCATTATCATTAACATCAACTTCTGGGTCAACTATAATATTTTCCGGAACATCTTCACCCCCCAATAATGTTTTTTTTAATTTTAAATATTTATTTTTATATTTTAAATACTTAAGATTAGTATTTGGATTCATTATAATTAATTGGAAAAAAACCTATGTTTATATAAATGAATCATATTTTGCATAATATATCACTAATTTTTTTAGTTCTTGGTATTATTTTGATGACAGTTTATATCACCAAAGCATCATCAAATGGATTTCAAACTAATGATGTCCAATTATTAGCCAAAGAAGGACTAAGACGTAGAGAACCAATGAAATCAATATATGATTATAGAGTAAGTAAAGAATATGAAAAAATGTTCTCTCAACCATCAATTTGGTTAGGATACCAAGATTTTGATCCCGCTGATCAACCACAAAAATTATTTGTAAAATCCTAATCAGAAAACTTACTTAAAGATAAATAATATAATAAATATAATGTCAAAAGTCGATTATTTAACTGAAGATAGTCTTTTACCAGAAGGTCAAAAATTTGTTTGTTTATCATTTTTAACTGATAATGAAAACAAAACAACATTATCTGGAATAAAAATCAGAGGTGTATTTGAAACATATGAAGCAGCATGTAAGCATGCTAAAAATGTTCAAAATGTAGATCCATGTTTTAATGTATTTGTAGGTGAAATGGGAAAATGGTTACCATTTGATCCAAATCCAGATTCTAAGGCAGTTAAGGATTCAGAATATGCTAATGAGCAATTAAATTCAATGATGAAATCATATCTTGAAAATCAAGAAAAAGCAAAAATTTATCATGAACAAAGAAAGAATGAAATGGTAAGAAAAAATTTAATGGACAATATTACAACAAGACAAGAGTCTCTCACTGAAGCAAAGAATAAATTGAAAAAATCTAAAAATCCAAATGAAAAATCCACATTAGAACAATCCGTAAAAGAAATCGAAGAACAAATCAAAAAGATGGAAAACAAAAAGAAGGAATTAGATGAACAGATAGAACAAACAAATAATCAATTGAAATCATTCAGCCCAATGCAATTAAAAGGTCCATCTCAAGTCTCAATGGATTAATTTATTTAATTATAATAATGAAGATTCTAATTATAATTAAATAACTTTTAGTATTTAACTTTTTCTACACTAACTCTAACACTATTTCTTTTACCAGAAACTAGAGCTTCAGGATTGAAAACTTCTAATCTTTTATTCCAATCAGCATCATATGCTTTTTCATGAAATTTTTTAAATTTATGACAACCAACACTAAATGTGGGTACTTGTTTGGCTCTATACCAAAAAACTTTATCAGTAATATTTTTACTGTGAACTCTATTATTAATAACCATCATACCATAATTTTCTGTTAAATCAGAGAAAACCTGTTGAAATATATCAAATGTGGGAAACATACCTGCATAATGTTCATATAATCTTTTTCTATTATTGATGGTATCTTCAGCTAATAAAAAAATATAATCAAAATTAGAACGCATTTCAGGGGGAATACCAACAGAATATTGCATGGTTAAAATAAAAGAAACATGATGGTGACGACCATTAAAGAACAATTCTAAGATGTTGGGGTCTTTTAACCAAGTACCTTTGGAACTCATACAATCATCCATAATTAACATAAGTGAATCATCTTTAGGTTTTTTACCTTCTTTAATTCTACGTTTATTATCATCATTCATTTTAGATTGTCTTTCATAAATTCTGGTAAGGATAGCGGGTTCATATTCAGAATAAATATATGAATCAGGAATAAATTCACCATAAAATGAGTTAAGTTTTTCAGTACGTGAAATAGCAATTGCAGAAGCAATCTTTCTCTTTTTAAACATAATTTCCCTAGTTAAAAAAGACTTACCAGTAGCACGTTTAGCAATCATAGCAATAGTACAATGATCAACCATTTCATCAATATTAAATTTTTTAATTGGTAATCTTGTTAAACCAAATCCAACCTCTTTTACTGTCATATTAATATGTACGAGAAAATAAATTAAAAATCGGGTAATGCTGTATTAATATCCAATTCAGATAATTCTTTTCCTGGATACCATGATAATTTATTTGGTTCTACGTTTGAACCAAAATTATTATTTGGAACAAATGCTTTTGACATTTCACTATTTGATGGAATTTCTGGTTGTATTGGTGCAATTATAGCAATTCCAACTGATTCTACAACTTGTTCAGAACCATTATCAGAAAACAATCCTGGTAAATTTATTATAAGACCAGTAATAGAACTAATTAAAAGAGGTAATTTAAATTTTTCATAAAATGTGTTTCTAGCTCGATTCTGTTTTTTATCTTCCAAATTTTGGAACAACAAAATAATAAGGAATACAAAAGATATAACTAAAAATTGTTTTAAGAATAAATTCATTAAAATAATAAAGAAAATAATTAGATATAGATAACTAATAAAGTATAATGTTAATTATTTTATATTTTGATGAAAAAATATTAAATTAATTTTTTGTTTAGAAAAATATTTCTAAATATTAGTAATAAAGTAATAAAATAAAATTATGACTAATATTATACAATCAAATTTAAGCCAAATACAAAAATTAACTAAATATATTTTAATGGGACTTATTGTTATGATAGCCATTAAATATATTCCTGAAAATATGTTACAAACTAAAGAAATAATTATGATTGGTGCTACTTCTTCAATTACATTTGCTATTTTAGATATGGTATCACCATCAATTAAAGTCACATCACAAATAAAATCATCAAATTCAACACAAGAAAAACCAGAAGTTAAATCTGAAAAAGTACTTGTTGAAGCATAAATTTTTTAAAGTTGCAAATAATTATGGAAGAATTTTTTCTTCTCCTTTAAATTTTTATTTGAAACTTGGTTATTATCTTTTTTTGGAGAAATATTGGAATTTGAGAAAATTTCTTGGTATTTATTATCATTATCTTCTTGACTATAATTTAAACTGGTTTCCAAATCAGAATCAGTTGCTAAATCTTTTTGAAGAATTTTCTTAATCTTATCATCAAATGTTTCAGGAACTTTGTTTATTTCAACTGGTTTAGAGTTTAGGGTATTTTCAAATTTCTTAATTGATTTCATCATATCAGAATCTGAATTATTTTCTGAACTAGTTGGTTTAATAATAGAATCATTATTTGGTGACATAATAGATGGTATATCAGATGTTGCAGACATTAAGGGATTATTAACATGTTTAGCAGTTTCTTGTCCTTGTGGCTCAGGATCATTAATAATATTTAAAATTTTAGATCCAATTGTTTTAGTTTCTGAATTTGTGGCAATTTTATCATCATGTTTATGGGCTGGGTTAACCGGTGTATTAATTAAACTAGATGGATTATATGTGATTGGTAATTTTGTTTCATTTAAATTAAGATGTGGAGGTTTAACATCAGAAATATGATTAAGGTCTTGATCGGCAGCCAAATCTTTTTGAATCATTTTAGACAAGTTTTTTTCTTCAGCATCAGACATAACTTTCTCAAATTGATCATCTTTAGCATTCATATCCATATCTTCTCCCAAATAAATTTGCAAAATATGTTTAACTGGCAATAATTTACGAATTGCTTCTTTAATACATTCTTTAATAATATTCATACAATCACGTTGATTACGTTTGATTTCAATTGGTGGATAATTATGATACATTAAATATGGATTATTCCATAATTCACGGGCACATTCAATATAAATTCTATGAATAAAATCACTTGTTTTAATATCTTGATAAAATGAAGGATTAACTTTTGTTTGGTTTTTAGCAGTTGGGTTATACATCAGGACCACAATATTTGCTTTTAAAGTGGCTTTAATTAAATCATTTAACCATCCATATGAATGAGTTGAATTAATAATACGATTTGTCTCTTCATCAATCATAGATTGATTCCATTTAGGAATTCTCTTTAAAAATGATTGAAATATTTTTAAAACGTCATTAGATTCAGCAACTTTAGCCGAATCTTTATAAATTGATTGTATGCCCTCAAAAATTAATGGAGTTAAAATATTAATAAGGTGTGTTGTATATTCGTTTTTTGTTTCAACTAAAAAATTTAACATATTGGTATTATATAAAAGTTTAGATTATTTTTATAGATATAAAGAAAAAAATTACGTTTATTCATATCAAAGTTTTTAAATTATATACGCCATTATAATCGAATATTTTTGAGTTCTGTTTTAATTTATTGTTTTTGATTTAATAACATAATATAAGAACAAACCATAAAAGTTTTTAGCAAATATATCTAATATATTATATGCAGAATTTTTAAGCTCAAAATCAAAAACTGCAGCAACTCCATAAAGTGACCAAAAGAAAAACATAAAGTAATATAAATTCAATCCTGTTTCTGTTTTAGCTGCATAATTACAATACAATTGTTTAAATGTGTATGCGAAAAATATAAATCCAATTGTTACACTAATTTTAATATCAATTAAATTAATTTCACCTAAATAACCTACTAATAACATCAACCAATTTCCTATAAGAATTTTTAATATGGAGGATTTTTCTGACTTAACCAATTCAAAGAAATCTAAAGGTTTTAATTCCGATTCCTTTTTTTCTTGTATTTCTTGGTATTTCAAAAATATTATTGTTGATAATAACATTGTTGGTGTTGTTATCATCCAATCAAAATATCTTACTGATGTGATATTTGAAGGAATTTTTTTATATGTAATTATATAAACTAAATATAAATAAAAAATAAATTCAACTAATTGCACAAAAGTTTCAAGTTTTATTGCTTGAACCAAAATAAAATCTTTTGGATCAACTTTGATAAAAATACCTGAAAAACTAACTAAACCAGAAAGTAGTTGTATTATTAGTGAAGAATATGAAGTAATGTTAAGCAAATTCATTATAAAAAACAATATATTTATTTTTTATAATTTATTTACACATTTGACTTCCAATATTGTTTCCTCTATTGGCTAAATAGTCAAAATCAGATTTGGTGGCACAAACACATCCACTACCTTTACCAAAGTTGCAAGAAAAATTAGTTGGGATGTATTTTGCTAAATCTTTTTCTGGAATATCACCAACTTTCATATCAATAGGGACAGGCCATTGAACATGTTTACAACATTGTTTGGAGCAAAGATTGGTATCTAATTTAGGTATGGAATTAGTATTTGCTAAGCCTTCCATAACCTTAATATTTGATTTTTTATTCATAGAATCAATCATTGGAAGAACAAAAATAAAAAATAAGACAGCACCTAATAAGACCATAACCATAGTTTGATTATTATTTAATCTAAATTTGGTTTCCATAAGTTCTATATATATGATTGGAGATTTTATATATTTATTATTTTTTTATCTTGATATTTATAATGAGTAAAAAGAGTAAATCTAATCAAAAAAATCAAGATAAAAAAATGAATCCAACTAATGAAAAAATTGAAAAATATATTAATGAAAAAGTTTTAGAAATAGCTAAAATATTAAATCCAAAAGAAAATTATGCACTTGATTTTATAAAACAAGGAACCAAACATTTATTGGGTTTGTTTAAGAATAATAAGAAAATAATTGTGGGTGATTATAATTTTTATGGTATTTATCAACAAAACACAAAATTATGGATTTGGGCAAGCTCAATACCAGGTGTTGATCTCAAACATATAAAACATATTCAGAAAATAAAACAATTTTCACATTTATTTGAATCAGATAATGATAAAAAATTAAATTTCTATTTTCAATTATTAAGTCAAGATGTTTTATTTATACCAAATGAAGAAATGTTAGAATGGATAAATGATTTAATTTTATATTTATCTGAAGATGTCTATATTTTTAATCCTGTTAATTCAGAAGATAATATCCAATTTATTAGTTTGTCTAATATTAAACAAAAATATATTTAGGCTTTTA